CTTCATATCCAAGAAAGACAGCAAGGGGTGCTGCAAAGGTATCGTGGAGAAAGGCTTGCAAGGGAGTTGATGCTGACGTTATTATTTCTCAAGCTGCTTTATTTGCGGCTAGTGTAGAGGGTAAAGACAAAAAGTTTATTCCACACCCAGCTACATGGTTAAATCAAGAAAGATGGGATGATGAAGTATTCGCACAAGCAGACAGCGAACAAGACCAGAATAATCTGGTACAAAAAATATTTGCAGAAATGGTGAAACCAAATGCGTGATGAACAAATTCAACAACTGACACTAAAACTTCTGAGCCGCCTTAACCCGCCCCGTGCGTTGACAGGACAAGCACAGGCAATCAAGGATGAAGCAACATTCCTAGCTAAGTGCATCAACCGTGTAGCGCCAACTCAAGGTCTAAATGATTGGTTTGAGAACTTTGAAGAGGCTGTGCTAGGTAATTTAGAGACAAGAACATGGCCGACTGCCAAAGAATTGTCCAAGGCTGCATCACAAATCATAAAGGCTCGGCCAGTGTTTGCTAACCATATGGGTGAGAGCGAGTGGTCACTTTCACCAGCAAAGATTAATGCAAAACGCATTCAAGGTGGTTTTTCTGTATGTGACACATGGTTGAGCGGCAATAAATTAAAAGAGATTTTAGCTACTGGTCTGGTAAGCGAAAATGATTTGCATCCTTACAAAAGAACAGCATCCTTGCAAAGAGATGAACTTTATGGTTAAATTTAATTGCTGCTTTTGCAGTCTGCTCGGTAGACCCCTTCCTGTGGGTCAGCCATTAACTATCTGGCAGAGAGATAAGACGGAGCCTCTTATTTTTCTGCCAGCTTTTTTAATTTAGACGCACCCTTTATAGGACGTAACTATGAATGAAGACATAAAATCCCCAAAAGTAGGGACATCTACGGAAAAAAAATCTGCTGGCAATCGCGGTAAAGGCAGAAAAAAAGGCGTTCCAAACAAAAACACAACACTTCTTAAAGACGCAATACTTTTGGCTGCTGAGAAAGCTGGCAACTCTATGGGTAATGCTGGAATGGTTTCCTACCTTGAATTTCAAGCAACCGAAAACCCCAACGGGTTTATGACTTTGATGGGCAAAGTTCTTCCAATGCAAATCAATGGTTCTGGAGATGGTGGCGAACACGTTATTACCTACAAGTGGTTAAGCGATGCCGACCAAGACAATTAAGTACAGACCTAGAAAGCATGTAAAGGCGTATCATGCACGGAAGCAGCGTTGGGCGGTAATTGTGGCTCACAGGCGCTTTGGCAAGACAGTAGCGGCTATTAATGACTTAATCCGCGATGCTTTAACAATACAGCGCGAAAATGTTCGTTGCGCTTATATTGCCCCGTACTATCGGCAAGCCAAAGCAATCGTTTGGGATTACCTAAAAGAATATACCAAAGACATTGAAGGCGTTGAAATTAATATTGCTGAATTGCGTGTAGATTTTGCCAACGGTGCTAGGGTCCGACTGTTTGGTGCGGATAACTATGACGCTATGCGTGGCCTCTATTTTGACAGCGTTGTTTTGGATGAACCCGCTGACTTTCCAGTATCTGCTTGGCCCACTGTAATACGGCCTGCTTTGGCTGATCGAAAGGGACGCGCTACATTTATAGGGACGCCAAAAGGAAAAAATGAGTTTTGGGACACATACCATTACGCAAAATCGCATCCTGATTGGTATTGCGATATTTTTAAATCATCTGAAACAGGTATATTAGACGCTGAAGAACTTGAAGAAGCTAAAAGGGCAATGGGGCCAGATAGGTTTGAACAAGAATTTGAGTGCAGTTTTGAGGCCGCTATTCAAGGTTCTTTTTATGCTCAAGAAATGAAAACGGCAACTTCTGACGAAAGAGTAACTAATGTTCCATATGATCCCGGGGCTAGTGTAATAACCTCTTGGGATTTGGGCATTGGTGATAGCACTGCCATTTGGTTTGCACAGTTTGTTGGCCAAGAGGTGCGAGTAATAGATTATTACGAAAACAGTGGAGTTGGCTTAGATCATTATGCAAAAGTTCTAAACGAAAAAGGATATGCTTATTCTGAACATATTTTACCGCATGATGTGAGAGTTAAAGAACTTGGAACGGGTAAAAGTCGCTTGGAAACCCTAGATGCGCTGGGCATAAAAAACATTACAATTGCACCTATGCTTGCTGTAGAAGATGGCATTCAGTCTGTTAGAACAATGATCTCTCGATGCTGGTTTGACATTAAAAAATGCGACAGAGGTGTTGAAGCACTTCGCCAATATCGCAGAGAATTTGATGAAAAACTCAAAACATGGCGGGGAAGGCCGCTTCACGATTGGACTTCACACGCTGCTGACAGTTTTAGGTATATGGCTGTCGGGTATCAAAAACAGACTGATTGGGGTGAACCAATACGCAGAAACCTTAAAGGTATCGCATAACAATTGAACCTGTGTTATATTCTCAATAACCAAGGAGATTTACATGGGTATTCTTAATGATACTGTAACGAATTTTATGGAAAAAAGTTTGTTGGGCCAAGTTTATAAAGCGGGTGGCAGAGTAGTAAACGCTTTTGGCGGTAAAGGCGGTGGCAGAGTTGAAAATCCCGCTGATGTTCGTAAATATGAAGAACAAGTTTATAGCCAGCAATATAAGCCAGACGGAACCCTTGCTGATGACAGCCCTGCAAGTCTATTGCAAATTTGGAACAACATGCCGTATTCAACTAAAAGCAACGAAGAAGCTCTTGAAGATAGCATTAGGCCGCGTCTTATAAATGATGGTCGGTTTGGGTACAGAAACTCAGCAGCTCACAAGAATGAAATGCGTTTGCGTGGACAATAAAGGGATTGTTTGATGGCTGGATTGCTTGATTCACCAAGTCGTGACGAATACCTTTCGCGCCGCGCCTCAGAACGCGAAGCATATTTTGCTAAACGCGCCTCAGAACGCGAAGCATATTTTGCTAAACGCGCCGAAATGCGCCGAAATGGCGAACGTGACTTTACTGGTGCGGATGCAGCCCGATTTGCAGCTGAGATGACGCCAATACTTGGTGACGCAATGGCTGTAAAGGAGCTTTGGGAAGAAGCAACTTCAGATAGCCCTAATTGGGGTTTGGTTGGATTGTTGGGTGGAACGGCTGTTCTTGGTTTGATACCCGGCGTTGGCGATGCAGCTGCAAAAGCTGTGAAGGCTGGTGCGCAAGGTTTGCTTGATACGGTCAAGCGTGTTGAGGTTGACCCGGATGCTATGGGTTCGCTGTTGGGTAATGTGCGGTTCAAGCCGAAAGGTGACTTTGATGTAACCCGAAAAGACGCCTCTGGGATTTTTGGCGAAGGTTCAGAGCGGGTTCGCTATACTGACCCCAAAAGCAAATCAACGATGGAGGTTGTTGTTCGCCCAGACGGTAGCGCTTCCGTGCTTGATCTTGTGGTCCCAGATGAGTCACGCGGCAAAGGTTTAGGCCAAAATTTGCAGGCGCAAGTTATGAAAGATTTTCCAATGATGGGGGGTCAGGTTTCATCTAAAGCCGCTGCAACAACTGCATATCGGCTTGGTCGGCGTCCCGTTGGCCAGCCCAACGCAACGCTTGACGATGTATTTGCGGCGATTGATGATATGTCTTCAGTAAACCTTGTGTCGCCAGATATGCAAAAAAAGCTAACCTCAACAACTAGACTTTTGCCCGATGCTAAAAATAACGCGGAACAAATTGCAAAAGATATATTAGAATTACGCGCCGCTGGTAGATCAGATGAAGTCACTGAGCAAATGATGGCTGCGGCTGATGATCAGTATATGTTTGCTAATACGCCACTCGATATGAGCCAAGAGGCGCGAATGGCTAGGGCGTCTGAACAAGAAAATCTTGGAGACTATTTTCACGGGTCAAATCTTGATTTTTCGGGCTTTGACAGAAGCACAAGAGGAGCATTCCTAAGCGACAGCCCTGCTGTTGCCGACAGTTATGTTGGCAGAGATGGCGGCATTATTTATCCAGTTTTGGTGCGCGGCGGCTCTGACTTCCCCGTGGTGCAGGCAGGTGGAGAATTTTACAGTCATATTCCGTTAAGTGGTCTTCCTGATGAACTTGGTTATCTCAAGAATGACGCGCAATCAAACCGAATGAGTACCGATGAGATTGTTTCTCGTTCTGGAGAGCAGCGTTTGCCCGGTGTAATATTTGAGGACGTTGTTGACCCCGGCCCAAATATTAAACAATATCTTGGTGAAACTAGTGAAATGGCCGATGAAAGGCTTGCACAATCTCAATTACCATCAGACGTTATTAACGTGGGTGACCCACGCAAAATTCGCTCTAAATTTGCCCGTTTTGACCCAGAGTTTCGTCACCTAAAAAACTTATCAGCGGCTGTAGGGATTGCCCCAGCTGGCTTACTAACCTTACAAGAAGTGCAGAAACGTGCTAATGAAGAGCAACAAAGGCAAGGATTGTTACAGTAATGACAATAGCAACATACGCAGAATTGCAATCTACAATCGCTTTGTTTATTAACAGGGACGATAGCGCAGCAATTATACCCACATGGATTTCAATGGCGGAAGATAACATGAACCGTGCTGTTCGTCATTGGCGTCAAGAAAAGCGCAGTAGCGCAAATTTAAACTCAAGATATAACGAAGTCCCAGATGATTTTTTACAAATTATTAGGTTCGGTATAACTAGTAATAAGACTTCCTCACTTGATCTAATAAGCCAAGGGGAAATTCTTGACCGAAGATCGAAAAGTGCTAATGTCTCTGGACTTCCATTATTCTATGCACTTACCGCTGGAGAAATAGAACTTTTTCCAACTCCAGCTGAGGCGTACCCTACGGAACTTTATTACTATAGCAAAATTGATAGGTTAAGTGATACCAATACATCCAATTGGCTTTTGTCTAATTTTCAAGATGCATATCTTTATGGCTCTTTAATCCATTCTGCACCTTATCTTGGAGATGATGGTCGTTTGCCAGTTTGGGCTGCGTTGCACCAAAGTGCAATTGATGCTATAAATGTTGAAAGTGAAGCAGTTAAATCTGGTGGCTCTGGCCGCCGCTTAAAAATCAGGGGGCTATCGTGAGCTTTTCCAATACATATGAAACACACATTCTGAATTACGCTTTTACTGCTTCTTCAGTTACCCGCCCCACAGCATGGTATGTTGGATTATTTACATCTAATCCCGGGGAGGGGCAGGGTGGAACAGAAATTTCTGGAAATGGATATGTCAGAAAGTCTGCCACATTCACTGTAAGTGGAAACACTGGAACTACTAGCAATATTATTGAGTTTCCAGCTGCAACAGGCTCTTGGGGTACAATCTCTTACATTGCAATATTTGATGCTTCAACCAATGGCACTCAGATTGCTTACGCGGCCTTGGCTACACCTAAAACAATCGACACTGCTGACATTCTTCGTATCCCGGCTGGCGATATTGATATAACTTTAGATTAAGGTGACGCATGGCAACCATTGTAACACGATCTGGTAAGGGTTCGTCATTAACCCACAATGAAGTTGATGCCAACTTTAACAATTTAAATAATGATAAGTTAGAGCTTTCTGGCGGCGCAATGACAGGCGCTATTACAACTAACTCAACATTTGATAGTCGTAATGTTTCGACAGACGGTACTAAACTAGATACTATTTCAACAAACGCAGACGTTACTGGATCGGCTAATGTAACCGCCGCTGGCGCTTTGATGGATAGCGAGATTACAAACCTTTCTCAAGTAAAAGCATTTAATCAGACAGATTACGCAACAGCCGCCCAAGGCACAAACGCAGATACGGCATATGGTTGGGGCGATCATGCCTTAGCGGGTTATACAACAGCAGCAGCCGCCGAAAGTAATGCTTTGGCCCTCGCAATTGCGTTAGGATAAAAAATGGCAAACACGTTCAAGAACTACACATCATCTTCCGTAGGAACGGGTGCAACAACGACTTACACAGTACCCGGTTCCACTACTTCGGTAATGATTGGTTGTAACTTAGCAAATAAAACTTCTTCTCAAATTAGGGTAGATGTTCAAACAGCTGGCGTTTATCTTGTTAAGAACGTAGCAATCCCAACAGGTTCAGCTTTGTCCGTCCTAGATGGTAAGGTTATTTTGGAAGCAGCTGACACAGTTATTGTTACTTCGGATACTGCCTCTTCATGCGATGTTATTGTAAGCGTACTGGAGCAGACCTAATGAGTAAACAATCAGACTTAGTTGTCATTTCTCAAATTGGTGTACCTTCACCTTTTAACCCACAAACAACTGCCATAGGTCCGGGCGATGCGGTTACTACAACTTACGCTGTAACCGTTGCATCTTCTGGTGGGGCTAATAGGTATTTTATTGACGGGGTAGCATACCCTAAATTAACATTATCTCGAACATACATCTACATCTTTGATCTGTCTAATAGCTCAAACACTGGACACCCACTACGTTTTAAAGACGCTGCAGGTAGCTCGTACTCCACAGGGGTTGTGGTTACTGGAACTCCGGGGCAGGCAGGTGCTAAAGTTACACTCACTGTTGCAGCTAATGCTCCAGTGGCTTTGAGCTATTACTGTACCGTTCATGGAAATGCTATGGGTAATACGATAGCAGTGACTAATTCCGCATCTTTAAATGTAGGCGCAAATAACTACTTCGATAGTGAGAGCTTAACTGCTAATACTTCGGTTAATTTTACAAGTGTCCCAACAACAGCTAATTGGAGATACAGCTGTGTGACACCTAACTTAGATGCTGGGAACGTGACTGCTTCTGTTTACACGAATGGGATTAGCGTTACAGCTAAGGCAACCGCCCCCGAAGAAGTGTTCTTCAAACCAGATGGCACTAAGATGTACATTGCGGATGATGCGGATGATAAGGTTTTTGAGTATAACCTAATTATAGCTTGGGACGTTACTAGTGCTGTTTTTAGCACCGCCTCGCCAAACTTTTCCGCTCAAGAGACTAGCGTAAGAGGTTTATTCTTCAAACCAGATGGACTAACGATGTACATCTCAGGTAACTACCTCTCAGGGAGAGTTCACCAGTACACCTTAAGCACAGCTTGGGATGTCGCTTCAGCTACTTACACATCACGCTTTACGACAGGGAGTGAAGAAACACGGCCAGAGGGCCTGTTCTTCAAGCCTGATGGAACTAAGATGTATCTTATGGGGTCTGTCAGTGACAACGTATTAGAGTACAACTTAGGCACAGCTTGGAATGTTACCACAGCGGTCTACTCGCAGGCGTTCTCTATATCTGCTCAAGAAGGTGGCCCACACAACGTATC